AAAGGTAAAAGCACTTTAAAAAATAAAAATTACTAAAGCTAAACAAAATTGAACCAAACGCAAAACCATAAAAGAAACCGCAAACATATCAGCACGCATTACAAAAACTAAAAGAAAAAAAACGCGAGAACGATTATATAATAACCAAGGGCGACCCGGTACAGATGGCAAATGTTAGATTTTGGGTTATACGCGATTATTATTCAGCATTAGAACAAATACTAAAAGATAATGATAGGGCCGAACAAGCCAATAAAAAAATAAACAATGGCAGAAATTAAAGATGTTTATAGTTTAGAATTTAACAGTTCACAATTTCAAACTGAAATCAATTCAGCTATTGAAAGTATTGACCAACTAAATAACGCAATGGCCGAAGGCGTTGATGTTGCTGATGAATTAGAATCTGCGCAGGCTAATTTAGTTGGCGTGTTAAATACTGAAGCCAAAGGCGTAGAACAGCTAAACCAGAAACGCGATACTTTAGTTAAAACGCAGAAAAATTTAAATAATGAATCTAAAGCTGGTGTAGCTGTTGGCAAACAATTAGATGCAACAAATAAACAGATAGCAGTTAGCACAGGGCAAGCGGCAACACAGCAAAAAAGTTTTGCAGGTTCTTTACTTCAAGGTGCGCGTAATATAAATGGTTTGCGCCGCGCTGGTATGATGTTGGGTAATGTATTTAGAATGTTAGGCGGTTTAAATCCGTTTGGTTTATTGCTTACTGTACTACCTACTGTAATAGATTATATTTTTGGTGCAACAAAAGCACAAACTGCATTTAATGAAGCATCTGAATCAGCTGTTCAAGGTTATGCAAAAGAAAAAGTTGCATTAGATGAATTGTTTGGTTCGCTCAATGATGCAAACATTAAAGGTGAAGAACGTAGCGCAATTATTAAACAAGTAAATGACCAGTACGGTGATTATTTGCCGAACTTATTAACTGAAGCAAATACAGCTGAAGAAATTGCAGCGGCTTACGATTTAATCAATAACGCATTGATAAGAAAAGCAGTAACCCAAGCTAAAACAAACGCATTAGAAGCGGTTACAGGTAAATTATTACAAGATAGGATAGCAGGTTTAGAAAGGCAAAAAAAGGCACAAAAAGATTTAGACGATGCAGGTGTAGCTATACTTATGAGAAATAAAGATGGTGAAGAAATGTTTTCAAGACCAACAAACGATGACCAAGCACGCGCAATAAATAATTTTAAAGCAGCAAAAAAGAATTTACAAAATATTGATAAGGCTTACAAAGAAGAAGTTAAAAAAATAAACGAATCAGCAAAAGACCTTGAAAAATCATTAGGTTTAACTCAAGTACCAACAACACCAAAACCACCAAAACCACCAAGAACACCAACAGCAATAACGCAAGCAAACAGAAACGCTACCGATGAAAAAGCAAAACTATTGCAAGAAGAATTAACCAACCTTGAAAATGCTTTAAAAATTGAAATCAATAAAACTGAAGAAGGTACAGAAGCGCGTGCAAGGGCCGAATTAAAATATATTGATGTTATCGAACAATTTAGAATACAGAATCAAAAAGGTTTTGGCGATACAGAAGCTGAAATTACTTTAATGATGCAAGACAATGTAGATAAACGCAAAAAAATAAACTTAGACTATTTCAATTCTTTAGATGAAAAAGAAAAAGAACGCATTGAAAAATTAAAGGTACAGATTGAAGAAACCGAAGCGCTTTTAAATTTACAAATTCAAGATACGCAAGAAGGCAGCCAACAACGTATTGATGCAGAAATGCAATACTATGACGTGCTAAAAGATTTATATACAAGATATGCCAAAGATTTAGGCATGACCGAAAAGCAAATAGATGAATTTGTAAAACAAGGTCTTAAAAAGCGTTTTGGTTTATATGAAGACTTTTATAGTACGCAGTCAACTAATCAGCAAAATAATTTACAAACTCAACTAAACAACCAGCTAACGGCATTAGAACAAGAACGTAACGCATTATTGCAAGCGGCTACAAGTAATGCTGAAGAACAAGAAAAGATTAACAAAATATATGATAAACGCCGTTTAGAACTTGAAAAAGATACTAATAAAAAAATATTAACCGCACAAATAACGCTTTTGAATCAGCTAAGAGCGTTGGCTATTTCAACTGGTGATACTAAATTATTATCTGACTTTGATAAGCAAATTTCTGATATTGAATTAAAGTTAGTTGAGTTAGGAAAACTTACTGAAGATGGCATTGAACCGCCCGACCCTAAAAAACTTATTGAACAAATAGGTCAAGTTATTACAGGCGTTTCGGATTCTGTTTTTTCTGTTCTTAATGCTCAGGTACAAGCCTATATAAGCGGACTTGACAAAGCAATTGATAAAAGCAAATCGGCATTGGATGAAATACGCGCCAATAGCGAAGACTTTAACGCGCGCCAATTAGAAATTGAAAAGGAACGTTTAGAAAAATTAGAAGCCGAACGTGCGCGGGCTGTTGAACGTGAAAAAACATTAGCACAGGTTCAGTTAGCTATTAACGCTGCTATTGCTATTTCAAAGGCCGCTGCTGAAGGTGGCGCGGCTGCACCTGTTACTATTGCGCTTACATTGGCTTCGCTTATAGCTGGTTTAGCACAGGCGCGCGTAGCTGCTGGTAATGCATTCTTTAAAGGTGTTGAATATCTTGAACGCGGCAATAATAAAGCGGGCCGCGATACAATCCCTGCAATGCTAAACGAAGGCGAACGCGTTATTACAACCGATACAAATAATAAGTATTGGGATGTACTAAGCGCCGTACATAATAACAGAATCCCTGCCGATGTACTTAATACATTTTCTAAAGCATATCAGCAAGGCGGCATTAAAAACGCTTTAGGTGCATTTGGCGATAACGTAAGTCTAAGTTCTGAGTTAGGGCAAAAATCTATATTTGTAAACGTAGCGCAAACATACGGCGGATTAGAAAACAGATTGGAACGTATCGAAAATGTTTTAACTGAATTGCCTAAGTACATGCCGAAAACAACAGTTAGCGCAAATGCAAATGGTATATTTAGAATTGTAGAACAAAGACAGGCGCGCAAAAACTTTTCACGTAATTGGTCAAAATAATATCTAATTGTATAAATATTTAAACATTATGCCACTTATCAAATGCTTACCAGGCGATAATAAATGTATTTCGCAAAACATTAGAACACTAATAGCTGAGGGCAAACCGCAAGAACAAGCCGTTGCCATCGCTTTAAACTTGGTTAAAAAATGAAATACCTTATAGCCATAGTTATAGTGCTTATATCTGTAGTGCTTTACATTACAATAGATAATAGCAATAAGCTACACATACAGATACAGAAAAACGAACAGCGAACCCGTGACAGTTTGTCCCAAATATTGATTAAATTTGTGACAAAATCGGACAGCTTGCAAGCGCATATAGATACGATGCAATCGGCATTAGACAAACAAATAAAACACTTTAGATATGACTTACACAGAATTAAGATTATTCAAATACCGAGTGTTAATTATAGGGATGCTTCTGACACTTTGCTCATTAGCCGCATCTTGTCAAATTACAAAGGTAGATAACGGTTTTTTAATTAGCCGTGACTATGCAGAATTTATCGCCGCGCGTTTTGATTCCTTAGAAACTTATAAGAAATACGCTGGCAAATTACAGGAATGCGATAGTATATTATATCAGGCAGAATCGGTCATATCGGCTATGAAAGTACAATATAATATACATACCGACATGCTGAAATTAAAGGACCAAATGATTCAAAGTTACGAGCGCGGCAATGTAATATGCAATGACTATGCAAAGCAATTGAAAAAAGAAAAGCGTATGAAAAAAGTGTGGAAAATAACAACTTACGCGTTTATATCTGTATCTTTGGGATTGTTAACATATTCGATAGTTAAATGAACGGATTACTAATATTTTTTGATGGCATACCTCAAGACCTTGATAACTTCAACGGTACTGAATCCGCAAGTTTTGTTTTTCGCCGCAAAGATGGGCGGGCGATTCTGCGTTTTCATTTGCCCCTGAATTAACTGTTGTTGGCGATACCTACGAATATGTCAAACAGCAAATAATAAACGCGCCAAATCCAAATATAGCAG